GGGCACCGCTGACGCCGGCGACCTGACCCTGACCGTAGGTCTCGACAACGGCGATCTGGGCCAGGCCAAGCTGAAGGTCGCGCACAAGGACCGCAGCAAAGGTGACTACAACATCAAGATCACCCTCAACGACGGTGATCCGGACGCCACCCCGGCGCTGCTGCCGACCACGTTCTACCTGCGCGGCAAGGTAATGAACAACACCGTCGCCGCCGGCGCCGCTGACAACGTGGTTCGCCGTAACGTCACGATCGGCATCAACTCCGACATCCTGGAAATTCTCCCGGCTGACGCTGCCTAACCTGCGGGGCTTCGGCCCCGAAACCCAAGGATTCGCGACATGAGCAAAACCCTTTACGGCACCGTCGAAATCAAGCTCGGCGACGAGACTTACACCCTGGCCCCGACGCTCGGCGCCGTCCGTGCGATTGAGGCCCACTTCGGCGGCCTGCGCGGTGCGTCTCAAGCGATCAACGCGCTGAGCATCGACGGCTGCGCGGTGATCATCGCCGGCGGTGCAGGTTTGAAAGGCAAGGCTGCCGAGGCGGTCGCCGAGCAGGTGTGGCAGGCTGGCGTGCTGGAAGTGTCGGTGCAGTTGAACGCCTACCTGGTCGCGCTGTACAACCCAAAAGGCCCCGACGCGGGAAAGGAAAAGCCGGCGGCGGCGTGAGTGCTGTCGAGAACGGCAGCTACGTCGACCGGCTCTACGCGGTGGCCACGGGCTGGTTGGGCTGGTCTCCCGAACTGGCCTGGCGCACGCCAATGCCTGAGCTCTTTCTAGCAATGGACGCCAAGATCGAATGGGCGCAGATGACCAACCCTTTTGGTGGCGGTAAGGCGAAACCCAAGGAGGGCAAGCCTTCGCCTTCTGCTGTGGCTGACAAACTGAGGCAGGCGCTGACCGGCAAACAGTCAGCAAAAGGGTAATTTGGTATTCTCCAATACTTACTGTTTATGGAGAGTCAAAATGGGCAGGGGACTAAAGCTTTCGTTATTGGCGGCTTTGGCTGTGGTCGTGTTTGTTACTGGAGCAATTTTGTTCGTGCCTCCACAGCGGGCACTCTCAGCTGCAATTATGCGCGACTGTATTCATGTGGTTAAAGACAAGGCTCGCGTTGCGGGCGGAGTAAGTGTTTTCAGTGTTGTAGCTATTCAGCCAGATCCGAATAAACGAAAGCTTGAAGACTTCAATCGGGCAACGCAGGCCTCTATAGAACGGGGCGTGATGATTCCATCGGAGCCGAGCGTCTTGCTTGAGTTCGAAACAGGTCAAGGTACGGGAAAAGCGTTGTGTACATATCACGCCAACCTGTGGACGGCGTCAGGTACTTACTCAGACGTTTCGATAAAAGAAGTTCAAATAGGCCTAGGTTCGCTTTCTGAGTTGGATATGGTTTTGATGAAACGCTTTGATGTTGGTCGATTAGATAGAGTTCTTTCACTTATTCCTATTTTTGGGAGCGTGCAAAAGTTCTACCTGGACTAACAGTTTTTAATTAAGGCCCACTTCGGTGGGTTTTTTATTGTCCGGAGAAAAGCATGGCAGACACAGACGTTCAGGGGATGCTGGTTCGCATCGAGGCGACCACCGCGCAGCTCCGTCAAGAAATGGCGCGCGCAGATTCCAGCGTTGCCCAAGCGTCTGGGAAGATTGATAAAAGCCTTGGGCGGATTGATGAGGCTTTTGACCGTGCTGGCGAGCAGGCAGCGCATGCTTCCGGATTGATCAAAAGCGCGCTCGCGGCAGCCGTCGGCGCTGCCTCGGTTGGGAAAATCATTGAGGCCGCAGACTCGTATGGACAGATGTCTGACCGAATCGGCATGGCCACCGCCAGTGTTGGTGAGTACGACCTCGTGCAAGGGCGCCTACTGGAAACTGCGAAGCGCACTTATCGTCCGCTGAGCGAGGCTCAGGAACTCTACATCCGCACAGCGGACAGCTTGAAGTCGATGGGCTACAACACCAGCCAGGCGCTGGACGTGATGGACAGCTTCAGCTTCCTGTTGGTGACAAACTCTGCATCTGCCGATAAGGCCAGCGCCGCTATCGATGCATATTCGAAGGCGCTCCAGACCGGCAAGGTCGAGGCCGACGGATGGCAGTCGATCCTTGCCGCGATGCCGACAGTGGTCGACACGATCGCGAAGTCTACTGGCAAGACAGCCGAAGAGATCCGTAGTCTTGGCGCCGAAGGCAAGCTCAGCTTGGACGTGTTGACTGAGGGCCTGCAGAAATCCGCCGAAGCCAATGGCGTTCTGGCCGACAGCATGAGCGTCGCCGTACGCGACGCAGTGCAGAACTTGTCGAATGCCTTCACCGTTTACGCGGGACGCTTGAATGAGACGACTGATTTTACGGGCGTCCTGGCCAGTGGAATCAGCTTTCTGGGCGATAACTTCCAGACATTGGCCGATGTCGCGCTTGTCGCCGCAATTGCCGCCCTAACCAGATACGGAGTCACCTCTGCTGACTCCGCTGCGGTCGCTGTGTATTCGGCATTCAAGGATGCCGCCGCGCGCAAGGCTCAAGCTGCTGCTGTCCTGCTCGCAGCCCAAGCCGAGCAGCAGAAGGCCCAGACCTCTGTATTTCTCGCCGAGAAGGAAGCCTTAGCTGCGCGCGGTACTGCGGTGCAAACCCAGATGTCGATACAACTGGCGGAAGCCAGAATGGTCGAAGCGCGGGCAACGAATGCGGTGTCGGCAGCACAGCTTGGAGTCAGCAAGGCCGGCGGTGTGATTATGGGGGTTCTGGGCGGGCCGCTTGGTATTGCATCGCTTGCCGTCGGCGCCGCGATCGCTTTTCTGACTCTTCGTGACAACACAAGCGTCCTTGAGGAGAAGCTGGGCAATCTAAATGACCCGCTCGACAAACTGACAGAGCGGTTCAACAAGCTTAATCGGGCGACTCAATCCGTTACCTTGCGCGAACTCCGCTCATCGATTGCGGATACGGAGAAAGACCTTTCAGCAGCCGCCGGCTCCATAGCGTTTGAGTTCCAAGCCAGTCTGACTAATGCCGGCCTAGCTGGCGCGTCTGGCTTTATGGGGGGCATTGCTCCGCTGCCTGCCGAGTTCCAGTCGGCGATGGATATCGTCAACAAGGCTGTCTCCGATTCGTCTAAAGGGCAGGCCGTAGATTGGAAAGTAGTGGCGGATCAGGTTAGGCAGATTCCTGGCGTTACTGAAGAAATGGCTCAGTCCATCGAGACCGGGCAGATCAAGGTTTCCGATCTGACGGAAATTCTCGATAAACAGCGGAAGACGTTGGCCGAGCTTACCGGAGAGACCGATGCCAACACCGCAGCTCGCGGCAAGAACAATGCCGCCATCGCCGCGGCCGATCAGGGCGGCAAAAAATACCTTGAGCAGCTGCAAAAACAGCTAGGTGCCGCACAAGACAAAACAGCCCTTGAGGCTGCCAACCGGTTCATTGCCGAGAATACAGATCTCACTGAAGGGATGATCGTTGCCATTCGCTCGGCAGCTGCCGCCAAGGACGCGCAGAAAGCCTCAGACGATGCTGCAGCCAAGGCATCGAAGAAGAACGCCAGCGAAACAGAGTCAGCCGCGAAGAAGCAGCTCAAAGACTTCGAATCGACCGAGGAGAGTTACAAGCGCCAGATCGAACTGATCAACACCACCGGTGACAAGCAGAAGGACGCCACCGAGGTTCAGAAACTGTCGTTCGAGCTTCAGGAAGGGAAGCTTGGGAAGCTCAGCGAGGCGCAGAAAAAACGGCTGATGGGTATGGCCGCTGAGCTGGATGCACTGAACAAGCTGAAGAAGGCGAACGAGGACAACCTGAAGCTGACGGCGTTCAAGAACGCCCAGGCACTGAGCACCCAAACCACGACGGATGGCTTCGACCAGGAGCTTGCCGGCGTTGGCATGGGCGACAAGACCCGCGACCGAATGCGCGCTGATCTGGCGATGCGTCAGAAGTACGCGGCTGATGTCGCTGCCCTCAATGAGCAGCGCAACACCGACCAGATCACACCGGAGCTCTACGCCAAAGAGACCCAGGTCCTACAGGACGAATTGAACAAGCGGCTGCTGGCGCAGGAGAACTTCTACGCGGCGACGGATGAGCAGCAAGCCAACTGGATGAACGGCGTAAACGAGGCCTGGGCCAATTACGCGGATGCCGCGCGGGACTACTCGGCCCAGGCTGCTGACGTTACCAACACTGCGTTAAGCGAGGCCACCGGTGGGCTGGGCACGTTCTTCTCGGATGTGGCCAGCGGCGCGGAGGATGCCGGTGACGCGCTGGGGGATATGATCGGCAACTTCGCCAAGTCGATGCTGAAGGCTTTGGGCGATATGGCGGCGCAGTGGCTGATTTACCAGGGCGTGCAACTGCTGGTTGGCAAGACCACTCAGGCAAGTGCTGCAGGAGTCATGGGGGCGAACGCTCAAGCCATGTCTTTGACCGCAGGACTCAATGCTTACGCCGCCACCGCTGGTATTCCGATCATCGGCCCAGCAGCGGCGCCGGCGGCAATGGCGACCGCGATGGCTGTTACCGGTCCTCTGGCATCGGCTGTGGGCATGACTGCGCTGGCGGGTATGGCGCACGACGGTATCGACTCGGTGCCCGAGGACGGCAGTTGGTTTCTGCAAAAAGGCGAGCGAGTCACGACCGCTCAGACCAGCGCGAAGCTCGATGCCATGCTGTCGAGGATCGACAACAAGCTGGGCGGCTCTGAGCCACAAGCACAGATCGGCGTAGGAAGCCTGGAGGCGGTTGGCAATGGGCGAGCGGCAATGGTTGGCGCTGGCGCCCAGTCGGCTCAAGGTGGCTCAACGAAGATCGTGTTCAACGCCCCAGTGAGTGTGCAGGCCCAGCCCGGCATGACGGATCAACAGGCGCAGATGCAGGGTGAGTCGATCAGCGCCGGTCTGGAAGCGCAGTTCGGCCGGTTCCTCGATCGGGAAATGGGCCAAGGCGGGCGACTCTGGAGGAGGGTCTGATGGCCGAGGAATTTATCTACGACGTTGAGGTGGGCGCCGATGGCGATGTCTCCCAGCGAACTTGGGAAAACGAGTTCGGCGACGGTTACGTCCAGGCCGGCGGAACCGGGATCAACACGAAAAGCCAGGTTTGGAATCTCACTCACACCGGCTCGATGGAGCAAGGAGAGGAGCTGCCGCTGATCTGGGCGTTCCTCGATCGGCACGAAGGCTATAAGTCTTTCCTTTGGACTC